GTAATTCCTTTAGCTTGTAAAACGCTATTGTCTTTTTAACTTGCATCAATCCACATCTTCCATAAACAAAGGTAAGTCCTCGTTTATTGTGATGTCTTTGGTTTCTCTTGGTTTACCTGCGTAATAGTTGTAGAAGAGTTGTACAAATTTAAAATCACCCTTTTCTACTCCTTTCTTCAAAGCTTCAAATGCAGTATCCTCTAAAGGCGATAATTTCTCTATTAAAGATATTTCTTCTGCCTTAGATTTTCTACCTGCTCCTACTCTTTTACCTCCGTGTGCCACTTGAAATAAATTGATTATTCAATAATACAATAAAAAAACAACTAATCTGTTAACGTATAAACCCATACTTAGAATAAAATCTCTCTCTCTTTTCTGTTTTTCTTTTTAGTTCTTCAAGTTCCTGTGATAGTTCTCTTATTAGTAAGTCCTGCTCTTTTACTTGTTGTTGTAATGCTACATACTTAACAATAATGTTTTCGTCTATCTCTATCACTTCTGATTCTTCTTCTAAAGCTTTTAATTGGCTTGATAGGGTTTTATAGTTATTTCTTATCCTACGGTCGTGTTGCATCCAATTATATAAGCTTTTCATACCGTGTAATACAGAAGCGTGGTCGCGATGTACTTCCTTACCTATTTGTTCTAAGCTTAAAGGAGTATATTCTCGCATTAGTCTATAATAGTATGCTCTTGCTTCTACATAGGGTCTTTTTCTTGTCTTACGGGTTATATCTAAATTGAAATAATTAGTTACTAATTCTTTAATCGTGTCCTTGTCCATTTTTTATGTCTTTTAGTGTTAAGTATTTTGTTTCGTTAATTGCTTTTAGTATTCCTGCACAAGCTTCGTAGTTTTCTTCTTTCTCGTAGAGTCCTATGGCTTTTTCAAGTTCTACTAAACTCGCACCGTGCCTTATATCTGCCAAAGCTAAATAATAAAATTCTAATATTAAATTGTTATTCATCCCAATCTAATCTGTTTCCTTTTGATAAATTATCTTTTGCCCACAAAGGTTGCAGGTTAGTATAGTGATTTAATTCTAATAAGTGTTGTTCATCTCTTGCTCTTGATACAGGATAAATATGGTCAATATGCCAACCATTTCTACCGTAATTATCCCAAGTCATTCCTTTTTGAAATTGTGATTCAAGATGTCGTTTTAATTCCTCAAAAGAACATCCAAGAATCTTTTGTGTTTTCGATGTTTTACCCCAATTTTTAGAATATAAAAAACTGTTTTTAATTAAGCTTCTTATATTATCTTTTAATTTAAACATCTTGTCTGTTTTTCTTCTTTTTCTCATATAATTTCGGTGCCTTTCTCTTATTTTTTCTTTATTTTTTTGATAATATATTTTCTTTTCTTTCTTTATTTTTTCAAAATTATTAGTTCTGTATTTTTTACTACTTTCTTTTACTTTTTCTTTGTTTTCATCTCTGTATTTTTTTTGTTTTATTAATATTTCTTCTTTATTATTTAAATAATATTGTTTTTTACATTCTTTACACCAAAAAGAATATCCATCTTTTTTTATAGTGTTCTTCGGAAACAAATATAATTCTTTTTCTTCCCCGCATTTTGTACAAATCTTTTTCATCTTGCTTCTGCTTCATATAAGTATTGGTCTAATTTATATTCTGCTTCTTCTAAGCCATCTGCAAATATATCTCTGTATGCTTCTATGGCTAAGTTAAACTTTACACTACCCCTTGTTAAAACTTCTTCGGGTACACTTATAAGTCCTATATCTCTTGTGGTTTTGTTTATCACAATAAAAGAGAATTTCTCCAAGTCAAATAGTCTTGTGTAGATATAAGCCTGTAAGTCGTAGTTCTTTTTATCTACTTCCCACTTTGCAAAGTTCTCTAAGTCTGATATGGTTGTTTTAAGGTCATAGATAGTATCTCCTTGTATTATATCTGCCTTGCCTCTTATTGGGATACCCTCGTGCATTTTTATTGCAGGTACTTCTACTTCTGCTCCATTTCTTATAGACATTATCTTTTCGTTGTTGTGGAGTTTCTGTACTATCCATTCGGTAATGTTTCTGTCTTTTACCTTAAAGACATTCTCCTTACCGTGTTTGTTTACGGCTTCTATAAATTCTTTTTGATTTATTCGTTCTGCTGCTACAAAAGTCTTAGCATAAAACTTATCTGCTTCTAAGAAACATTCGTGTATTAGCTTACCCATCTTTAAAGCCTCTGATTCTTTGCGTGGCTTTTTTAAATCCTCTAAGTATCTATTAGGTGATTCTAATATTGTTCTTAGTGATGACGAACTTAAAGCGTGTTTACCTAAGTGCCCATAATAAAACTCATCTCTTTCCATAAGAGTTAGAATCTCTTCTTGTCCATAGGTTTCCCCATTTAGTAATTTTACCATAATCTTAAAAAATCAATTTCTTCTTCTACTCTTCGGTCTAACTCTTGTGAGCATCTTTTAACGTATCCCTCTAAGTATTGGTGGGGATTGTTTACCACATTTTCAAGTTCTGTGGTAGTCATCATTGTGTAATAGTATTGTTCGTACATAATTTTTGTTTTTGTAAATATAAACATTTTTTAAACATCTTCCTCTTTTGGGAATACTTTTTCTTCTAATCTTTCGATTTTGTGAAGTGCTACTACTAAAGCTTGTTGAGCAAGTTTTAAGTCGTGCTTCATTTTATATAGTTCAGCTTCTTTCATCCTTATAGATTTGTGAGCATACTGCAAAGCGTTGGTCTATATCTCTGTATTCTGTAATCATTGTATTGTCTAACATACAACGTTTAGTAAAATCTTTTTGGGTTTCCCCTGTCTTTGGTTTTGGTAAAGGCATATCTCTAAATTATTTCTGTGTTTTAAGTTTTTCTATATAAAGTATAGCATCCATTAACTCCTCTTGGAGATGATTAAGAAAAGAATAAAATCCATCAGGAGAATCCATAAGGGTAGTTCCATATCTTTTTATTCCCTCTTTGCTTCGGGCTTTCATCTTAGCCACAACAATATCTACTATTGGGTCTTTTAGGTCGTGTGTTGAATTGGATGCATATCCACCCGCTTCTAACATATCTTGCCATTTGCTTACTGAATCACTCATAGGTTTTTGTTATCTATTATCCATTTTCTTATAAACTGTTCTATTAGTCTTAGGATTATATATCCTGCTATTGCTTTAATCATTCTCTGCTCGTCTTGCTCTTTCTATTGCTCTTAGTTTATCTGACCTATATTCTGATATTGCTTGATTGTGGTAGCGTTCGTTCATTATAAGTCTATTTACATAGAACCCTATTTCTGTCATTGCTTCTACTGCTTTAATATATCTTGTATCTTCAGGGTTCTGTCTTTTAAGTAAGATTAATAATTCTCCTACTAAATTAAAGTTAGCGTAGTACTCTACTTCCATTAAGTTATCTGCTTTTTTGCTCATAATTGTTCTGCTTCGTTTATATCCAACATAGCTATTTCTTTAGGTACTTTGTTGGTGTTATTAAATTCTGTTGTTTTATTGTGGTATTGTATTTCCCATTTTGGTTCTACAAGATATAAATTAAATCTATATATTCCCTTTGGTGTTGAATTTATATAAATAGGTATATCTAAATTATCACTACACTTCAACATTAAGGCATCATACTTTTTTTTCTCTAATAGTAATGTAGGGTAATGCGTATATCTGCATTTTAGTTCAATACGATGAAATGTTTCAGGACTATAACAATCCCAACGGCTCATTTGTTTTCTCGCTTTGACTAAATCAGGATAACAACACCCTATAAGATGCTCAAAAAGTTGTTGTTCTTTCAAAGATACTGATTATATACTGCGGTTAAATCTTTCCATACTACCTTAGCAAAACTACACGGTGTGCATTCTACTTTTGTTTTAAATATTCTTTCGAATATGTTTTTAAACTCCTCCTGCTCATCGGGTGTAAATTTATTCTTTTTAGTATCTACCGCTTCTTTGATTTTGTTAAACTCGGCTTCGGTTAAACATTCAGGTTTCCGATACCTAAATATTTTATTTAACTTGTCTTTTCTTTCATCACATCCACAATCTTCTCCTGCTATAAACTTAACCGCTTTCTTGATTCCTGTGGCTTTAGTAATTTTTTCTATGGTATCACCTAAACCCTCGCTTGATTCTGCGTGGTTCTTTTTCCATTCCCTGTATGCTTTGCTTCGCTTATCGCCTTTAAATTCGCTCATAATCTTCGTTTTTTAAATCATCCCAATCTTCTTGGAATTTGTCTTTAATTTTTAATTTATAATTTTTTAAACTATTCCATATACTTACCCAACTTATGTTGGTTTCACTTGCTATCTTTCTTATGGACATATCGGTTTGTGAGTATAACTTCCAAAGCTTAGTATCGTACCAATGCCACGTTTCTACTTCTTCATCTATTAAGGTACAAATTTTATGGAAAGCTATTTGTTCATCCATCTTACTATCGTGTGGAATTTGTAGTGTTGTTTCTTCATCATCAAGACTAATCTTTTGAATCTTCTTTTTAGAATTATAATATTGATAATAAAGATTCCTAAGAGTAAAAAAAACATATCCACGAGAAACCTTACCATCTCTTATAATCTTTTCTTTAGTTCCATACTTCCATATCAAAATGTACATTTCCTGTACTAAGTCCTCTGCGAAGTCATATTCGCCAAAAGAATTTATTACTTTAATCCATTCCTTGTGTTGCTTGGCAATCAATCTAAGGGTTTCATCCATATAATAGTAATACATATAAAGAAGAACATACATTGTAGTGTATGCTCCCTGCCCTCCTCGTAATCTGAATAAGAGTATAATGCTCCTACCATTAATCCGATTATAGGCATTATGATAATATCTGCTTTATTGTATTGTCCTATTATAGCAAAAACTAATATTATTAAAAGTAATATCTCAATCAAAATTCTAATTCTTCTGCGTGTTTAACTTCTCCCATTAAATTCCTACCACAAAACTCAAAGCCTACATTGTTAGGCATCATTCTAAGTTTTATAGGTTGGTCGTGCGGTGTGGGTCTGCCACCCGTTTCTATTTCTTTTACCTTTTCAATTCTTATAAAAGAATACATCCAATCGGTACTGTGAGTGGTGAATCTGTGTAATCCTATGCAAAGGTCTGCGCGGTTAGACCATTTGCCACCTCCCTCAATACTTGCTTGGTTAAGCGGTGCAGGGAGCCCATCATACTCTCCACCTTTCTCTAATCTTCTTAGGGCTTCTGTAACGCCGTGTGCATTTAAAAACAAAGTAATATTATATTTCTTAGCGAATAATCTAAACTCACTTGAAACATAATAATCGTATTCGTGCTTACCGTACACTTTAAGTAGTTCTTTATCGTTGGCTAAAGAGTTATAAGGGTCTATTAATAAGGCTTGATAGTTCCAAGCGTTCTTAATTGATTTAGCCTCGTCTAAGACATCTTTAAAGGTGTACATATCGTTTACATCAATTATCTTAAAATAGTTATTGCACCATTCTAAGGCATCTGATATTTCGTTATCGGTCATCTTATCTATTGGCTTCTGTGTTTTAAATTCGATAATTCGTCTTGCAATACTTTCAGCCGTGTTTTCACTTGACCATACTAAAAACCTCCACTCGTGTCTTACCGCCCATAAGACAAACAAATAAATTAATATAGTAGTCTTACCTACATTTGAGTGTCCATAAGCAATAACGTAGTCTGCAGGTTTTAGTCTAAGGTATTGGTCTATTTCTTCTATTCCAATTCCTAATCCTGTTTTAATTCTCTTATACTTTAAGTCTAAGATTTTTTCTTGTAATGTTCCTAAATTTGCTATCATTTGATAAAGATATAAAAAGATATAAAAAGATATAAAAAAAAAGGGGGCAATGCCCCCCCCTTAATTAAAATGCTAAACCATCTATTAACTCTCTATCTGCATTTTGATGATTGTTGGTAACCTCATCATTGGAGGCTACTTTCCAACCATTTAGACTAACGTAGTATTTACCTTTGTATTCTCTACTTCGCAGGTTAATTGAAACCTTAACATTATCTCCTTGATTAACGGCAGGAATCTTATCATTGTAAAAATCAACAGGTATTACCTGTGGGTATTTGTCTGACGTTTCTACTAATAAGGTCTGCTTAATTAGTTTGTCGCTGATTGTTTCTTTCGGGCTTACTGCTTTGATTGTTCCTGAAATTTCCATAAATAGTTGTAATAAAATTTTTGTAATTAATAATAAAAAATTGCTTTCCGATTTTACTTCCCTGTGATGACATAGCTTTCAAATCTTTGAGCGTACTTAATAACTTCATCAAGTTTAATCTTGTCCGATGTAACAAGGTCGGTTGCTCTGTTTAAAGAGGATTGTCTAATAATTTGTGTTTGTGTATCATTCATCTGATTTGCTTTTTTAATGATTCGATTTTTTCTTCTAACTTTTTAAGTCTTTGTTCGTACTCGTACCTACTTTCTTCAATACGGAGTTTAACCATTTGGTCATAATCTTGTTCTTTCATATTGCTAAGTTATAAAAAAATAATTAATAAAAAAAATACAAAAAAAAGAGGGGTTAAAAACCCCCCTCTAAAACAAAAAAGAACAATACAAAACTTAGAAAGTGTCTAAGCTTTTTATTTTAGAATTATAATCTTCAAACATTTCTTCTAACTCTACTGATGTAAATTTACGAATCTCTTTGCTCATAGCGTACAATTCTTCAGATAAGTTATTACCAAGATATAAACTATATTTATATTGCTCCCCTGCTCTGTAAACATTACAG